CAGCCCAGCTATTATCACATGCGCCTACGCTGGTCATGCGTTCGCGCACGCCTTCAAGTCTCGATACCATGTGATCATCTGCGATGGGGCGCGTTGCATAGCGTTCCTCAAGCTGAAGAAAACACCGACGACGCCCAGCACTCAAAACCTTTTTGCGCTGGTAGGAGGTGAATAGCGACTCCGCAAACTTACGATCACGGTCGCGTAAGTAATCTTTTGGCAGCAATGTGGCGAAGCGGTCGGCGTAAGTGATGCGGGGCATGTATCTAACTCCTTATTACTCTATAAGTATCTCATAAAACGAGAAAAAAGTCAAGATTTATTTGTCAAGAGAATGTCAAGAAAGGTTTATTTGATGTGTTCCCATTCGGTGGCCATCCCTCGATGCTGCGTGCCTCCGACCAAAACCGTGATCACTTCATAGGGGGAATCAGTGCTGCCAACAGCGATTACCACACCTGGCTTATCAGTGTATGTAAAATGCTTGTTGTTTTTGGCAGCCCAAAACATCATTGTCTTCATTTTCACCAGATCACCGACTTTCATTGATCACTTCCAGCCACGCCACCGGTTCAAGTTGGATTCTTTCGCGATCTGTCCACATGACACCTACACGATTGCGTGTGTTGGGTCGATGCGGGACCGGTCCAAGGTTTACAACAATACCGACGAGCAAATCGCTATCCTCCATTCTTACCAAATCACCGACTTTCATTGCAGTGGCTCCATCGCATAAGCAAAAAGCCATGCAAAATAGGCAAAAACGCAAAGCATCATAATGCCAGAGGCGTCCTCAAGATATTGTCTGAACTTCATTAGCTCCTCCTACTCTATAAGAATACCAAATAAGAGGGCCAAAGTCAAGACATCAAATGTCAAGAGAATGTTAAGGACACTTTGTAAATGAAGCCATTCGGTCATCAATAAAATCCTTGGCAAAACGCAAGCCTGAAAACTTAGGTTCTTCCTGTGTTTCTTCGGCTTGCTCGAGTAGTTTGTGACATTCTTTGCCGTACTCTCGCACGAGTTTGATCAAGTCGAGCTTGGAAAGCATGGATTTGCCACTGTGGCTAATGGTGTTGGCATACTTCTTGCAAAGAAGGTTTGCGATTTTCTGTGCATCCAACAGTCCGCTCGGATCGCTGGTGTCGATAACGATTGTCATTTTCATTTAACTACCTCGAGCACTTTTTCTCTACCTGGCCAAATACGCCCCTTGATAAAAACATCAAACACGAGGGTGCCACCAGGGAGTCTCCGACTGGCAATGATAACCCCTATGGGCTTTCCCACTGCATACTTGCAACGCACCAAGTCACCGACTTTCATTTATAACTTCCAAGGTGTGGGCGGGAGTTGCGAACGTTCCGTAACTCCCCCAGTTTACGCGGACAATGCCAGCACGACTATAAACCACGATCCCTACTCGCAAATGACAGTTGCGCTTTCTCACAAGGTCACCCACTTTCATGCTCTCACCTTCTGGCGACAAGCACGTTTGTTTGCTTCTTTCTTGCGATCCTTCATGGCTCCTGCACGGCGAAAATGCGCGTGTACTGCGAGCCAGTTGCGAGCCTTCGGGGTTTTAGCCTTTCTCTTTTTCATATTCATAATATACCATTTACCCCTGCAAAAGTCAAGTCTCAAATGTTAAGAGAATGTCAAGCCTTACTTATAACTCTGAACCTACAACCAACGCGCCCTGTTACCAACTTTCCAGTAGATAAAAACAGCACGTCGATATAATGGTGGCCAGGGGCAGACGAATGAATGTTTTGCACGATAGCTAAGTTGCCTTTCGGACTTTGAACAAGATCACCTACTTTCATTTAGAACCTCCAAGTTCTCATCGGTCCACCAACCTTTTCCATAGCGGTATGTTTCCTTAGCTTCAATCCAAAAAATCCTAACGTACTCTTCAGTCTTCTCCATGATGATACCTAACTCCGTCGGATCAACCTTAGAGTAAACATGGCGATCACCAAAATGTCCGCGTACAAGATCACCTACTTTCATTTAGTATGCAATCCTCGTTTGGGGATAAATGGAGAAGCCTCCACCTCGGTGTACAATGTCGTCGCTACTTTCTCCGACGCGCACAAAGTCATAAAAATCTATGGCGTCGGCGCCTTCGACTCTGGTGTCGTCGCACCAATCCATAAAATCGGTCAAGGCATCAATAACTTCATAGCCTTCGTACCATTTGATCTGTGTCCACCGGAAAAGAAGGGTGCCTTTCTCATTATCATAATCCTTGATCATCTCGTCGGCATGCTCAAAACACAAAGCGCGTGCTTCGGGGCACTTGGCCAATGTCGTCAAAAACTGTGGCATCACTTCTGGACCCACTACCAAAACGACTTCTGATCGATAACCCATCTGCTCTCTCCCTTTTTCGAGCTTATAATAGTATTATAGCGGAGATTGACTTGAAAGTCAACCCGCAAATGTCAAGAGAATGTCAAGAGGTTTCACTTATAACCTGGATAGTCCGCGTCAATCCACATGACCAAATCACCTACTTTCATGATTGCCCTTGTTGGTAGGGGCTAACCAAATGCGGCATGACCCAGCCCCTTCTACCGTCAACCCAAAGAACCACCGGGCAAGGCGTGGAGCTGCCATCAAAAAAGTACCAAGACACTATGATACCCAGGATGCCAGATTCAGACTTAAGGTTTCTCACCAAATCACCGACCTTCATTTGTAAACTCCGAATCGTCACACCACACCTGGACGGGCGGAAAACGAGGCTTGCCATTGAGTCTAAACCAGTACACAAGGTAAGGAAACCGCTGGCCACATGGTTCGCTGAAGCTGATGTGTGCGAGCACTCCATGATCACTTTCACAACCCCTGTCCCAATATTGCGAGAAAACAAGATCTCCCACGGCTAAAGGTTTATTTGGGCGCATTGAGCACCTCCAAACTTTCTGTTCTAAAAAGCCAACGCCTTTCTGCGAATAACACGCGCACATATTCGCCATTTCGAGAGATAGAAGTCACCAACAGTGCAGGCGAAGGTTCACCGCACAGTGTCTTTCGTTGTTTTACAAGATCACCGACCTTCACTTAGAACCTCCAAGTGCTTCTCGGTGTATTGTCGCGCTCCCCTCATTGTCATGACAAGCACGCGACGACCAAAGATCGAGTCATCCATCGGACTGGTAAGGAACTTAGTAATGATCCCCACATCCTCACGTATCGAGTTTTTGAATCTCACAAGATCACCGACCTTCATCTCTCATCTCCTATACACAGTATAGCACCGGACCCACACAGAGTCAAGTGCCAAATGTCAAGAGAATGTCAACTACCAGTCAGTAGGATCGTTGGCTATGACACCAGCCTCCCACTCCATCCCTGGCTGCATGGTTTTTTGGCGGGGAGTGGTGGACTTTAAGATGATGCCCTGCATAAATCCGCCGCGCTTCTCAGCCTTCTCGCGGGCTGCGTTTAACACCTCTTCAAAATCAATGTCGTGCAGGAATGTGAAAGCAAACAAAACTTCGAGCATGTCTGCCGCCTCCTCCACGCATGAGTTCTCAACAAACTCATCGGTTTCCTCAATGATCTTTTCTCTGAGACATTCAATGTGTTCGGCTCGATCTTTTACTTTGCGCCACTCACACGTTCTGCCACTTTCTTCGATGATTTGCGGGATAAAATCCCTAACAAGTTTCATTTGTTTCTCCATTGTTGTTTTCATTTTTCACTAATCACCTCTGCTTCATCGTTGGCCAAGTCCCACTCCCCACAATCAAACTGGACAATCCACATCTGACAGCCGCGCCGATATTCGTCTTGTTTTTTCACGACGCCGATTCGGCTGCTTTCGTAAAAGCAAAAGAAACATTCGCACTCTCCATTGGCATATGGAGGACAGTCGGCTACTTTTACTAAGTCACCCACTTTCATTTACAACCTCCAAGAGCGCGCGCATGTGCCAGCTTTTGCCGCCGCGTGGCCAAACCACGATAGCATCATTCCACACATCGCAATCGGGATCACGGTCTAACGAATAACCTCTTGATTCAAAAGCGATCACAATACCATATCCCATCTCATCAAGTCCCTTTTGAAAACCGGGGTCTCCCTCGGTGTGGCTCTTTATTTTAACTATGTCACCGATTTTCATTGATCACCTCGAGTGCTCTTACCATGAAAGGCACAACCTCACCATTCAGCAAAACATCTACAAAAGATACATTCATGCCATGACGAATATCGCTCACCACAATCGCATAGACTCCGGGTCGAGCGTACTTGTTCTTCACTCGCACCAAGTCACCTACTTTCACTAATCAACTCCATCTGGTCAAGTGATGTTGAATAGATTTGTCCATCCCACCACACAAATGCGCGGGTAATAACGGGATAGCCACCCTTGTCCTCTCCAATGGATACAATATCATCACGAATAAAAATCCCAAGAGTGGGTCTTTCATATGGACCAAACGTTATTTTTACTAAATCACCGAGCGTCACTTATAACCTCTAAAATCTCTGCCACATCAGCCTTGTAAGTGGCAATAAAATGGCCGCGCGGCCCATAAGTCCAAATGATTTCAATAGCCCCGTTACGATTTTTTTGTACAATGCCTGTCCAGTTAGCGCAGTAATCTAAACCAGGACGAAGCGTATGTTGGCGCGTAAACTTAACCAAATCGCCGCGCTTCATCACTATCTCCTTAGTATGTATCCATCATACATCAAATGGGTTTTCTTGTCAAGGCTTTTGTGTCAAGGAATTGTCAGGGAAATGATCGATACGTCCTAACTGCTTTTTGATGGTTGCCACTTGCGTTTCGCTCAAGGTTTTAATCTCCAGGTCGCAGATGTAGCCGCGCAGCCAACAAATGAACTGTCGTTCAGTCATTAATGATGCCATATTTGTTAGTGCCTGCGTTCCAATCTCGATAAAGATCCACTAATGAAACCTCCCCGATCTCCACATGCAAAAACTCATAATCAGAATCGGGGGTGGCTGTTACCTTCATATACTCCCGACCTCCATCAATCACAATGCCAAGGTTTTCGTTCTGGTTTTTAAAACAGAGACAAGAGCGCATGTCATGGCGACATCGCGAGTAAATGGTGGTCTCACAGTTCTTACAATGAATCGCGCTAACTTTCATTGGCTTTGTCTGATGTAAACTTAATAACTCCCGGTGGCACTTCTCCTTTAACCATCCCGCCATGCTTGGCAATAACAGTGGCCACCACAAAAGATGGTACATACCCATAAACTGTGTCACACGGCTTACTTTCATCCTCGCAATGCGGCATGAGCAAAGGTTCGATGGCGTTGGGGAAGCCCACTTCAACCGCACTATAAGATATAGCCCCATCTTTACGTGGTTCACAGTAAGATCCATCACCGGCTTGTACGCTCATGCTAAAGCCATCGGCACATACCACATGCTTATTTAGTTTCAGTTTCATTCAGTTCCCCCTCGTGCATCAAACAATTGATCAACGTTTCCCGTAAAACTGTTTGGTGCCATTTCGCGCAGATTTTCTCGCGTTCTCTGGCTCGAGACGCGAATAGCGGACACTTCGCCGCAATCCAGGCATGTGTAATAGCCCAGTTCTCTCCTACGATAGTTATATTCTTCTCCGCATTTATTACATTCAGCAGTCTTTGTTGGCATAATATTCTCCTTGGTTGTTATAAAAATGATACTGTCGTCGTAAATTGAAAAGGTTTGTTTCACATTCGCGGGGAACTGCCCATTTAGAGCCAGGTGCTTTATTACCCCAATGAATGTTCCAAAACACCGTGCCGTACTCTATCTCTCGGGACACCAAAATCCCTCGACAATTAGGGCTCGCGTGATAGGCACTTGTAATAATCAAATCGCCTGGTTTAAACTTATAGCGGTTGAATGTCAAAATTCTCCATATCTATAACGAACGGTTCGCCTTCCAGCAAAACAGTCCACAAAGTGTCACCCACTTGGTTTGGTCCCCAGTCGTCGTAACCTATTACGAGCACTGGTGGCGACCATTCGCGTGGGTGTGGTGCAAAATTAGCTCTAAATCTGATTAAATCTCCGACTTTCATGCGGGTGGTTGTGCCTGTTCTGGAAAAATTTGGCGCGAAGTTTCGTCGCGATTCGTACTAAGAATTTAACACAATTCTTGTGGAAAGTCAAGTGTTTTATTATATTTCTCAAGATGGTACGCCAGGATGGAATTGAACCATCGACATCCAGTTTATAAGACTGGCGCTCTAACCCCTGAGCTACTGGCGTGCGGTGCCTGGGGTTAGAGTAGTGCGCTAAAAACAGTGACAAAAGTATGTTTTTCTTAGAGTCTGTGGGTGTCTTTCGATGTGGTTACCAGTTAACACCGGTAGTAAGTGCAAAACGCCAATATTCATTAACATCGGGGATGTATATTGCATGCAAAGGAACACTAAATTTCCCTGCTGCCAATGTATAGCCGACTGCTCCAACCAAATGAAAATAATTGTCTTCATCTCCTGGATCAAAAGCAGACAAATTAGGACCTACTCCCACCTGGAGTTGTTCACCAATCTCAAAGCCGGCCAACAAACTTACTGATGGTGCAGCAAAGCTCTGATCTAATCCTCCGATGCTCACATTTTCAATGAAAAGAAGATCGAGCCAGTCGCCCCCTTCCATTGCTTGTTGCATTTCAAACCCCAGCACAGTCATGTGCGAAGAGTTCACTTTATCACTCGCATCTTCTGCATTGTTAACATAGTTATAACCAAAACGCAAACCCTTTCGAGTGTGCCAGTCATCCGCCAGCGCAGTAGACGATAACATAAGTGCTACCATCCCTGCACAAATTTTCTTAATCATTTTATTTCTCCTTTTTGAATTAAGTTTACTCTGTTGCCAAAACATAAGTAAAAAATATCATACATGTTGTAATCATTAAAATCTGAAAAATCATTTTACTATCCCCCTCTATCATTTATGGCACCCCGAGCAGGACTCGAACCTGCGACCCACAGCTTAGAAGGCTGTTGCTCTATCCGGCTGAGCTATCGAGGCTTAGGTGTGGTGTGCCAAGTTAATGCGTATAAATAGGATGATCCCCAGGAACGAGCACCACTACTCGCGTAGAATCGGGCCACGAGAGTGCAAAACGTTCAGTTGCCTCCTTCATTGCCATGTGTCTATCATGAGGTCCACAAAAAACACCTTTAGTATAAGTGGCTCCATCAAACAAAATTACAGTCCAAGTCATTTTTCTTTCTCCTTTATTCTGTCGCCGCCAACACGACCGCAAAAAATGTTACAGTGATCGCAACAAAAACCATTTCAAACATTGAAATTTCCAACATTTAATATCTCCTTAAAAGATGGTGGGCTGTCAGGGAATCGAACCCTGGACCTAAAGGTTAAAAGCCTTTTGCTCTACCAATTGAGCTAACAACCCTCAAGTCCATGCCCTAATATAGCATAGGAATCGCCCCCTGTCAAGCAAAAACGCCTATTTCGACTGAAATATTTCTATTTCCCATCGAGTAAAAAACCTTCGTTCGCCATCGGTACACAAGATTTCATACACTAAATCTCGATCATAAAACAATGTCCTCATGGAATAGCTCAAAATAATTCCCATGTAATAGGGAGCGTTCGGCGTTGCTAGCGGAGGATATACATATGTGTAGTGATAATCGAGGTTGTACCTACATAAAACTAAATCACCAACGCTAAGTATAGGATTAGAAGGCACATACTAACTATACAATTAAGCGTCTTCTTCACGATTAAGTAACGCTTTAATATAACCTGGCGGAACTTTTAATACTATCATACGCCATCCCATCCACGTCGAGCGCACTAAAGTTTCTCGCAAAAAGGAACTAAGAAGTACAGAAGGATCTTCCACCTCCACATAAAGTGCTATGTGCTTGCCTCCATCGTCCGACTCAAATTTAATATCATAAACAAGATCGGATATCCCCCGTACATGAGCGCTCAATTTATACCGAGTTTCGTGCTCGGGTGCCTTTGGTTGGTTAAAATATAAGTTCGCCATTTCTAATCTCCGCTTAAAATTTCCACTTCATCGTGAATTAAATTTAACAAGGTCCAACTCCCGTTATCAAAACAAAAAACTGCCATAGCAGCAGGCTCTTTGTGAGATACTTCCATTACGATCCCATAACTATAAATAGGATTTTGGGGCACAACTCCATCACTGGAAACCGAAGAAGGAGCCGCAAAGCTTTCATAATCTATTACCCATCTTATAAGATCTCCTTTTTTGAGAGGCGTTGCCACATAATAAATATCATTTCATTCTTTTAATTTGGTTTTAATAATTTTGGCTCTGTGTTTGCCTCCTCGATATTTTACCCACACATCGCACTGCCCCTTCAACGTGTTACGCAAAGCAGTCAAGGATGGTGCTTGAGGTCCAGTCTCGGTTTCCATAAAAACTGCAAACTTTCCCTGGTTAGCTATCTTAAGCGCATCGCGATGAACTGCTTTCAAAGAAGAATAAACTCCCCAAAACACATCTTTTTCGTCAAAAAGACAGTAAATATAAATCTTAGTCACTCAAGCATCTCGTCGGGTTCTCCCAATTGTCCAGCTAACAACAACATACTTTCATAATAATCAACCTGTCCTTTTTTCTCTGCGATAAGTTGTTCGTCGTGTAACAAGAGCGCAGCTTCATATTCTTTATGGGCGCGATCATGCTCAAGAATGGACTGCTCCATGCACTGAACAAAATAAAGCCCTAATCCAAATTGAGCAGCATGTTTGTGGGCAGCCCAAAATGGACCCTCGTTGAAAATTGTCATAAGTTTCATTTCTTGCACCCTCCACAACCTCGGTGCGCTAAGTGTTTGCGCGTGCGGCCCGGAAGGTTTATTTGCTGGAAGTGGGCGATTTTATCTTCAATCAGCCTTCCATTTGCCATAGCCTTAATGGTGCCCTCTTGCGGCTTAAAAGCTCCGCACAAAACAATTTGTTGGCTCGGGTTGTGAAGCAAGTATTCACCAGGATAAACAACTGTCTCTTCTGTGATATCTTGAAATTCCATCATTCCTCATTTATTGTCATTGACTTATCATAGGCATCATACTTCAAATCATTCAATTTTTGTAGGATATTATCTCGTCGCAATATCTTAAAAGCTATATTTTCAGCCGAAAATTCTCTTTCCGCAGATTCTAACCCTACCTTTCTCATGGTACGGATCTTGGCTTTAATTCTTTCGATATTACGTAACCCTCTGGCATAGTCCTCTTCATCATATATCATCGCTGCCACTCGTTGTGTTTGATCGATGTAATCGTCTGCTTTCTTTTGGGCAGTCTCAAAATCAATTTCCTGTTTAGTGGGATGCGGCTTTCTTAGCCACTTATCTTCCAACACTGAATATAGTCCCGAAGAGGTGTGTGATTCGTCCACATTCTCAATGTAAATTTCTACTTCAAACCCATGGATAAGAATCTGATGCTTGTCGTTCCAGCGCATCCTGGCTGCGTCAAAAAAAGCTTTGACTAGTTCCACGTTGTCATCAATTTTCGCGTAGTCTGCAACGATGTGAAGGTCTATATCGGAGTATTTGGACCAATTATAGTTGGCGAGGGAGCCAGTGAACCTCAAATCTAACATTTCGGGAGTCACTTCTAAGCCTACTAAGAAGTCTTCTGCGATTTCCAATAGAACCTTGCGCACTTCGCCTCGTAATTGATCATCGTCGTCCCAAATTTCTGACTGTAATTCATCGTGAACTTCAAAACTTTCGGCTTCTACCTCTTCAAGTGCACCAGGAGGAGCCGAGATGTCGTTAAATCCCTTCCCTTTAAATGAAACCTTTACGTTTTTGTATGGACTGCCGGCTTGGGCGCGTTTGGATCCTTTAGTAGATCCGACGCCATATGTGGCCATGTCTTTCTTCAAACGCTTAGGCTTCACGCGGTTGCGATAAGAATTTCCTTCTCGCAATATTTCTTTAAAATCATTCCAACTCATAGTATTGTCCTTACTCTAATTAGATCTTCTGACTATAAATGTCGCCACGCCTAACGGAGCCTGAAGTGTATTTATAGCTCATCTAATTACTCTTCCTTTCCTTCATAAATAGTTTGTTCACCGTCTTCATAAGTGATAATTGTACCATTAGCAGGATGAGAACTCACATGAATTTTAATAAAGTCATCAAAGTTGTCGAAAAAAGCAATCGAGCCTCGAGGGGCCGGCGTCAACCAATGAATCACAGTGTGACCGGTTGCAAACGTTGCACCTTCTATGACTACTCCCTCGCCTGAGATACCAGTTTCATCGTTTTGCCGGCACACCGTAAAAGTTCTAATACCCTCCGGTGCCCGATTGCTAGGTCGTTTTGGCTTTAGGTCTTCGGGTTCGGTGGGGGCGGTTTCGTCTGTTGGACCAACCTCTTCGCTCATTAGGCTTCTCCTTTGGGTTCTACATCTAACAATGCATCTAAGCAAATCTCACGAATCGCCTTATAAGCTGCTTTGTCTGCGGCTATTTCATCCAAACAGACTTCGTCTGTGGTTTCGTAGTTTTCTTTCAAGTCCGCAATGTGTTGGCCCATTTCATCTAAATTGACAGTCATAGACTCAAGCTTGCTGATGAATTTTTTATAGAAGTCTTCAAATTTGTCACTAGCCATGAGCTTTCTCCTTTGTGTTAAATACCTTTAATTATATCCCATTTTACTCTAAAATTATAGCCCAATCTATATTAAAGGCTGGGACCATAACTACTATATTTTCTAATACACTTATGCCAAACTCAGTCTGTCCTAAGTCTATCGCTAGTATATAGCCTATAAACTTTCCATCTGCCGTAAATACCCCCGCGCCAGAAGAGCCTCCCCACGCAAATGAGTCGAGATAAACGAACCCCTCATCCGTGTAACCTATTGTTCTTCCATTGAAAGTGAGTGGACCTGTGTTGTTGGGGAAACCGGTGTAAAAAATTTCAGTCTGAGCAGCTATATCACGTTTCCATTCATATCCTTTGGGAATAGAGTGTAAGATCTTTATCGGCACTAAAGAAGGAATTTTTTCTATCTCTATAATGGCATAATCCGCTATTTCGTTGATTGCTACAAAACGTACACAATTACTAAAGCCAGCATCAGTATACACCCGCGTAGTTTCACATGTGCCATGAATACCATGCATCACTGTTACAACATAATCTTTGCCATGCGCAGTGATATATGTCCCAGACGAAGATGCTATTTGTCCATTTTCAGCCATTGAGAGCACGCGCACAGCGCTCTGACGTGACTTTCTAGCTCCTCGCTGTTCCTCCGCAGACAATAACGAAGAAACGTTCGCCGGTTCTTGAGTTTCTTCTAGTGTGGGAACCTCAAGACTCACAAAAGCAGAAGAGAGGGCAAGTATAGCTAGAGAGGCGCCAATTAAAAAAGCAATACATACTTCTGCAATTTTTTTAAGTCTTTTCATATATTGTATAATTTTAGACTTGCTTTTGATAGCTAAAAAATACTGGCAACTCCTCTAATCCTGCTGTTTTCGCAAACCACACCAAATCTTCGTTTCCTGTAATCTTTACTCGGCCGTTTTGTCCAAGTGCCACATAAACAGGCAATTGAGCCCCGGATTTAATGAAGTGTTTATATTTTCCATCAAAATCTGTCTTACTCCCTCTATAGTATCTAGATGCATGTGGCCATAATTCACTAACGGGCATCATAACATGGTATTGCATGTTATTGGCATCCATGGGAGCATCATAAATTTGCACTCCCCCTTCTGCCCAATCTAGCACAATATCATCCAAAGCCACAGATGGTGTCACCATATCGGGGGCTGGTCTTTTTATCATGCCATAACCGCTTCCCATTCCTCCCCACTCGCTTAAACGTTCGACTGCTTTTACCTGTCCACGGTCGCGCACCTTGATGCCCTGCACGTCTGCTACAATTCCAGGCACCAACTTAAAGTCGCGGTATTCATCGCGCTGCGCTTGTCCAAATAATTCAAACTTAATCTCATATACTCGGTATTCTAGACCGTGACCCAAACGGCGCTGCAGCGTTGTTAAATGGCGTACCGTCGTCACACCTTCAATACCTCGAATCTGATTCTCAATTTGACTATCGGTACCTGACAATGCAATATTAACAATAACTCCTATCTCTACCTTGTAAATTCTCAAATCAATCTTTTGCTGGAAGGTGTCGTCTTGCTCCATCATCTTGTCAATTCTCAGAATCTCTTCTTCGATACTCTCGGCCTTTACACCCTTGCGCAATGGGGCACGGATAGTGCCTCGGTCAGCGGGGCGCCCTTCTTCCTTTTCTCTTGATGCTCTGACGATACGCATAAACTCTTCTCTATCGCCAGCAACCAAAGCATCCATCGCAGCAGACCGATCTTCGTCGTTTAGTGCTGCTAGCATATCTGCTCTGTTTCTTGGTCTTTGTTCCTCTTCCCTGGCTGCTTGGCGTAGGGGTTCAATATCGCCGGCGGCCCAATCCTCATACCGGCTTGACTCAGGATCAGCAAAGCTGTCATAAAGCTTGCCGTAGCTGGGACCTTTCCATTTGTAGCTGCGCACGACGGCGCCGGGGGTGCCACCCCTTCTTAGATCTGCTTTAACTAAACGATCCCAGTGATGAGGTGCGTTGTGATTATCTTGGTCAGGCTCCACAGTATTCAAGCTGGCTTGTTGGACCGGCCGCAGGAACTGGTTGATAAAAACTCTTCTTTCGAGCTTCATCATATCATCCCACGCCTCTTTGAACCACAAGATTAAAGCTTTGGCTGCTGTGGCGCGTGGGTTGTGGCGAGGATCATCACGAGGAACATCATCAAATCCCATGGCATAAGCATCGAGCGCGTTAAGGATCACTTCGGCTGTGCCCTTGGACACCGAGGCTTCGTCTGCGATTCTCTTCTTTTCCGCGTATTCTTCAATAGCTTCAGAATAGATGGTTTCAAAAGCTTTCTTCACTGTATCTATGTGGTCGTCAATATACTTCACGAACTTGATAGCGCCTTCAATCTCTTCGTCGGTGTCTACCGAATGCACTGTAATTCTCATTCCGAATCCTAAGTATGCGGATTCAGGCGTTGGAAGGCTATTCACTTGGTGTGGAGTTAAAACGTTGTCGTTCACAAGCCAAGTGGTCAGTTCTACATTTTTAGCAAAGTCGATGCCCATCGCATCTTCAGGCTCATCATACTTGGAATCTCCAAAGTCCATCTTCAATTGACGTGCCGCATAAGCATTAGCTTCTTGTTCAAGCCTCTCAAGCTCCTTGATCAATGCTTGTTGGGCTGCTCCTGTGTGGGCGATATAATACTGAATTCCAAAGTATTTTTGTGTACCGCCTATAATCTTTATCACATCCCCTATTGAAAGTTCGCGGGGAGTTCCGCTGACAGTTGTGCGCGGGAAAAGGGTTGAAGGAACAATGACATTGGTGGGGATGTAGTGTTCTGCACCCTTGTTAGAAACTAGTTTGAATATCATTTCGCCATCATCATCGGGACCAATGTAAGTAAAGTTGCCTAGGTCGGCCGCCCATGCTGCGTGTTCTTTACTGTCGGCTGTCTTATCGAATTTGTTCGGTTCAATGTAGTCTTCTTTAACAAGTGCTCTCCGAATCTTCTCTATAATCTCATCATATTTGTCATCCCAGTCGTTTTTAATAAAATCTAAAAAGCTTTCAACATCGTCGGGCTCGTTACAATCGTCGCAGCTAATACGGTAATTCACTTCAAGATAGGGCTGACCAGCCCCTGCTTTGCCCGAATCCTCCATCACTTCCCATTCTGTTTCATCGGGATATTCCCACTCGATCAATTGTTGGAAGTGATTACGCTCTACGTAATTCCCTCCCCAGCTACGAGGAATGGGGGACGCGTCTGGGGCGCGTTCCAATACGCGGCCGCCCTGTCCTGTCCACAAGCCGGGGTACCAACCTTGATCCTGTCCGAGTTCAACTTCATAGATCTCTTTCCACCCTGTGAGTGGAACCTTTATCATCATATTGGCGGACGCCCCCACATATAAGTGCTCGTCTCCGTCGCCATGATCCTCAACTTCTGCATAGAAAGAACAATGCTCCAAAGAATTTATAGATTGCTGTTGGATTTCTTCGATCTGTTCGTTCCACTCATCATAACGACTTGGATTCTCGTTGTCTACATTATCATAATTCGAGTAGGGGTCAGAATCAACATCTGGGTCAAAACCAAAAAATAGGTTGAGAATTGTCCCATCTTCGTTGTCCTCGTAAGAGCCTCCACTACGGGACAGGTCATACCAAGACGGTGGACCATCGTCACGGAAAAGGTGCCTTTGTTCATCATATGCCCACTTTCCAACTGCCGACCCAAAACCAGGGGCGCTGAGTCCATAAATACGTTTTTCGGGAACTGCGAATTCTGAATCAGTAGCATTATCTACAAACCGACGCAACCGGACACGAGACGTGGCGCCAATGCCTTCCACGTCTCTCCTCTTGTCTCGGAAAATCTCTTGGTTGTCGAATTCTGAGATGTCTCCTGCGGCTATCTTGCCTTTGTAGTCTTGGTTTTTGAGAAGTTGTCCAAACAATTCCTCTGTGGCAGCGTCCCTAAGGGGATTGCGGCCGCTGTCGTCAACACCTCCCCATTCTTGCTTCCCACCATTATTCCTATTCTTTGGTTCTTCACCCCAGAAAGTTTTAAACCGGCGAAGAGTTTCGCGAAACTTAGCTCCCTTGGTGCCGGCTGGCTTTCGCACATGCTTAGCAAGCTCATCGCGCACAGACCCTCGGCTCAAAAGCCACCTGGCATAGTCTACTACCTCTTTGTCCCAATGTTCCGCTGGCGCGGCAAGATCTTTCTCCACCATTGACCACTCGCGACCCTTGATCTTGGCTTCTACTGCTTTCTCAACTTCTTCATCAGTAATCTCGCCGCGCACAAGAGGAGGAAGATCGTCGTGTCCAAAGCGCTTGTCGTCTTTAATAGCGTCTACGGCAAGCTCAAAGAGGGGAGGGTCACCTAACGCCCTAACCAATGCTCTGTACATTGGGTCAGGCTCGCGCTCAAGGTCGCCCAAAATCACCCTCTTGATCCATTTTTCTGCAGCTTGTTTGTGTTCTTGACCGCGTGCAGGTGGGGGATCTTTTTCAGGCGTTATTTCTCGATAATCACCTTTCATTAACTTTTCATACTCAGCCTCATCTACCAAATAAGCAATGGGTCCATGCCCACGAGATTCGTCAATCGCACACTCGAAGTGAGAACTTCCTTCGCTATGGCAGGATCTGATGTTCTCAATGTCGCTCATGCGCAACACATCGAGCGGATGTCGCGACAAAATCACCATCATCTGGTTCGTTGACTCAGGATTGTTAAAGGCTTCCTCTACTTGGCGCCAGTTGTTATCTTTTGTATAAAAGGTTTGTTTCTTGCGCCACCATTCCTTAAGGTCTTCTGGAATACTTTTGTTTTTGAGGATAACGCGCGAAAGGGGTCGCTCTTCAGTTTTAGTAATCGTTTCGCCGGCGCGCGGTCCTTTCGGAATGGTAACCGTTCGCACTTTGGCAATACGCAAATCGGCCACTTCTATTTCTTTATCATATTCTTCGCCGCCATCTTGCCTCCGCAACTTCTGCTTAACATAGCGCGTGGGAAAGTGCGGGCGTTCCCACTCTTCAAGTTCCTCGTCTGGAGAAATTTCCCATTCTTGATCCGTTAAAATATTCACGATCTTTTGAAGCTTAATAGCGTCTGGATTCTTTAAGGGTATGGCGCGCCGCAGTTTGCCATCAAAGAGTTCGTCAAAGGATAGCTTGGAATAGTCATCGCCAAACCAGTCCATAACATTCGTTGCTTGGTGGCGAGAGATCTCGTCTATCGATTGACATTTCTTCGAAGAAGTGGTGGTTTTTTTGCTTTCTTGTAAAAATTTAAACCAGGCGCCAGTTGCAATATCCATCTTATTCTACTCCTACGATATAAATAGTTAGTATTTGCTGATTCATCTCCAAAGTAATTGGATCAACGCAATGATGAACGCTAAAAGCACGCATGTCATCGTCTTAGCTGTAAACATGCTTTCACTTAAAAAATACCACGTAAGCACAGGGAAAGTTAAATAGGACAACGCGAAAATTAAGAACCTTGGTCCCCATATTTCTCCCATTTCAGCATAAGCCAGTTGCATGCCATACCAAAAGCACAAAGAGGCAGGAAAAGTAAAAATAATTATTGGAAGGAAAGGTTTATTTGACCACCACTCCCACACAAATTGAGAATTAAGATGAAACCAACCCAATGCCTGCCCTGCCGTAAACAAAACACATGCATATAAAATTTTAGAAGTTAACAATTATTAGCTCCTCACAATTATCGCGATTGGAAGTGGGGCGCCCATATTTATCAATCATGTGAATATCATAATCAGCATACATTTGAAAAAGTTGGGGGTGTTTTTGATAAACGATAATCATCTTTTTATCCATGCTTTGAACTCGGGCATGTAAATCGCGATGATTAATAGAAGCCATATCGTGCCCTCGGCTCTTTCCATATTCAAATAGGTTAAAATTAAACTTACCTGCTGGCAATAAAATAAAATCTGTATGTGTTGCCACACTGAGCCCCTCAAGCGCATTTTCTTCTTTATCCCAAAAGGGATGAAAGTTGATCCCCTCGAAGTTTTTTAAATACCTAATTGATTCGGGGGTAAAATGTGTCTTCGTAAGTCCCCCAGTAGATGTTTTTCCATATTCAGAGCAACGATTCAAAAGGAAAAAGAAGGCAGCACGAGTATATACATCCCCAAACTGAGGCCATGATTCTTGTAAATAATGAAACAACATGGAATCCAATTGAGGATAAAACTCTTCGACCGCTGCCACCACTTTTTCTTTATTAGTTTTAATCGCTGCCCAGAATTCATAAATCACATGCTTATTAGTGTGCGCAATCACAGTTCTGTTGCTGCGAGCTAATGCTAACTCTACATCTCCTGCATATAACATGAAAGAACTAATAGTGCTCTCTGGTGGGATCAAATCTTTAAGAAATTTACCGCTTTTAGAGGAAAGCGGAGATCTAATCGGAGACTTCATCTTTATTGGTCCCAATCGATTCTTTGAGAGCTTCTAGTTTGCTTCCCAATTCTTCCATGTGCTCAACAGTTGTCGCTTGCGACGGCACGGGAACATTTGGCTGACCATAAGATTCTTGAGCTTTATAGTTAAGGTATCCAACAATTATATGAGACACATCATTTAATCTATGATCGATAGAAGCCAACGTGAGCCTAATTTTGTCAAGCCGCTCTGCCATCTCATAAGATAAAATAACATCTGCAGGCTCGAGCCTACAATCAGCCTGCAAACTTTGATACTCTATAAAAGCGCTCTCTAAGAGTCGCCCCGCTTCGCGTGCCAAATCTTCTATATCAACTGAATATTGAATATTTATTCTTTGTCCCATTCTATCCTCTTAATACTTTTTTAGCAGTGAAGGTGTCTGGCTCTATATTTAGTTCTGTTTCTATGAGTTTGGGATCCCCCACTACCACAATATCAGTGCCTGTATGTCCCCGATTAATAGTCACCTTAGAAAACCTATGATTGGGATCTAGTCCATCTGATATCAGCCCTCTTTCGTTTAGTTCTTGAATCATTTTCTCTTCTCGGATCATAATCACATGCCGTGGGTTAACAAATATTTCCCGTAACATATAATTTTGTCGTGTTGTCACGGCTCCATTACTGCAAACTTCTGTCAGTTTAACTAACATTGTTAGGCTCCATTGGATAAATCTTGCGAGTGGGGGCAGTCCAACGCTGTCCAGCTACCATCACCTCTACCCACGCTTGATTAGCGTCTCCGCTAATAAATACTCCTACCTGTGGCTTATCTATTTTTAAAATGCTGGAAGGACACTCAATGTCCTCTTGTAATATGACTCCTTGAGGAATATATACTAAATCTCCTGGGTTAAATTTCATTTTGGTTACTCCGTTTGTATAATACCATAGTTAGTTGTGATGAGGGTACCGGCACAACTAATTGCATTTTGCAGCGCTGTGCGCGTCACCTTCACCGGATCGATGATTCCGTTTTCATAAAGATCAACTAACTCATCTTGACGGAAATCCCATCCAGTTTTTTCATCAGTCTCTGTGATCTTTTGAATGATGATGTCCGCTGATTTTCCTGCATTCTGAGCCATTTGTCTAAGAGGGGCGCAGCAAGCGGCTTGGACAATAGAGCGAGCCAAAGTATGCTCGCCGGCGCTCCCTAAAGATGCCAATGCCATACCGCTGCGCAATAAAGCAGTGCCTCCTCCTCCTACTATTCCCTCTTCTTGCGCCGACCGCACAGCCTCTAAGGCGTCTTCAATACGATGTTTGCGCTCTGTCATCTCAATTTCTGTGGCTCCCCCCACATGGATAACCGCTACCCCGGACGACAATCTCACAATACGCTCTTGGATCTGCTCGCACTTTTGAATTGATTCAGTCTGACTAATCAGTGCTTTTAAATTCTCAATGCGTTCTTCTACTTTTTCAAAATTTGCATGTCCTCCCACAAGAGTAGTCCTGTATTGAGTACTTTCAATAAACTTGGCGCTTCCTAGGTGAGACATTTGCACGTCCGGTAACTTAATACCGCTTTCGCGAGTTATAAAGGTTGCACCAATTGAAGTTGCGAGATCATCTAAGGTGTGGCGCCTTTCTTCTCCATATCGCGGTGCTTTGATAGCGGCCACTTTCATAGTGCCACGCATGGCATTCATAATAAGAGCCGCTAAAGCTTGACCTTCTATATCTTCTGCAACAATGACTAGGGGGCGCCCTTCTCTTGCCATCATTTCCAAAAGAGGTAAAATTTGTTCTACAGTTGTAATCTTATAGTCGGTTACCAAAATGAGCGGCTCCTCATGGTGCATAACCGCCCTGCGCTCATCGGTAACAAAAGCGCCGGCGCAGTACCCAGCATCAAACCTAAACCCCTCTGTAACGTCAAGGGAAGTTTCCAGCGACCGTGACTCTTCAATGGTGATTGATCCGTCTTGTCCAACGCGATCAACAGCTAACGCAATAAGTTCACCTATTGTCTTATCATTGTTTGCGGATATAGTGGCAATATGCTGAATGTCTTCGATGCTTTGCACTGGGCGCGCCAATTCTTTAAGGTTGGCTGTTACTTCCTGCACTACCGAATTCAATCCTCGTTGTAATTCTATCGGAGACATGCCGGCTAAAATATATTTCTGAGATTCTAATAGGATTGATCGCGCTAGCACTGTAGCCGTTGTGGTCCCGTCACCAGCGTCACTATTAGTTTGAATAGCTGCCTGTTTGATAATTTGGGCGCCTGCATTTTCGAAAGGATCATCAAGCGCAACAAAATGCGCTACCGTGACCCCATCTTTTGTAATAAAAGGAATCTTCCCCTTTTCCTGCAACAAAACATTACGACCACGTGGTCCCAATGTAGACGCAACGTTGTCTGTCAGAACATTTACTCCCTTCATAATTTTTTGTTGTAAACTTTCTTTACTCTCATAATCTCTACTCAATGCTCACCTCATGTTAATAGTATAATCTCTTTTAAACAGTTTGTCAAGTTATTTATTTCAAGCTTCTGTCTCGGGGGTAGCCACGTCTGCAGCCAAGAGCTTCACTACTTCTGTGCCCTCGTCTTGTGCTTTTTGATTAGCGTTCATCGCTGTCGAGCGCCTGTCTGAACTAAAGTATTTACCAATATTTTCAGTAAAATCCTTCGTTGTCTCTAAAAGCGTCATCATATCGGTGCCCATCTTCTTGATATAAATATCAGCACATGCCTTAATATTTTTAGTAGAGAGATTAAGCTCGCCATAATATACAACGTTGGCAATATTAGTAATCTTCTCGGTGGCTGCAGCACTAATTGCCCACTGCTTTCCTCCAGTGTCGCCTTTGGTTTCCATGAGTTGGCGCTCTTGTTCCATCATAATCTTCTCTCTCTCGTGAAACTCTCCAAAATAAGACTCTGCGAGTTGTTTGGGCTCTTCGGGCTGACCTTCAGCATATCCAGTGTTGTATGCCTTTATTGCTGCGTTAAGGACTCTCTTCTGTTCAGGCTCTTTCAGTTCGGGTTTTGTTGCGAGCCAGCTTTCAAAATCAGGTTCTTTGCCGGCTTCCGCATCAGCCTTGCCTTGTGATCGGGCGGAAAATCTCTCTGCTCTTGTTCTTTCTCCCGAATACTGTTTCTGCTTTACAGCCGGATCTTTGGGCGCGCTGGCGCCGGCATCAAAGTTGCCTTGATCATCAAGATTCTTTTTGAACATCCCCAAGCTCTGATTGTATCCCGGAGTCTGTAAAAGAACTTCTTGCATTTTGAGCAACAAATCGGGAGTGGCCGGTGACGACCACGCTTGAGCGAGTTCATTAATTGCCGGTCCTTGATCGCCAAGAAGATCAGCGTTGCCGGCAGTCTCCATGATCGCTACAAAGTTTTTGCGACTAATAACGAAGTCAAGTAACATCAACTCAGTAACATCATCGCCATCCGAATTTTTGCGCCCAATTAAATATTTGATCTTTTCAACCCCAGAGCCGCCGCGAATAAACAAGTAGTCCACAAGATTAGTAAAGCTTCCGTGAATGGGCGTTTTAGGGCTGAGTAATTTAAGGCTGACCGGCTCTTCATCGCCAGTAACAAAGTCTTCGATAGGGAGAGTTCCACCAACGCGACCAGCGATTTGTTTACCGTCTGTGATCGCTGCCATAAACCCCTCAAACACGAAGCCCGACGATGACTCACTATAGTCATTCAAACATGCTTGAAGCGCCTCGATAATCATCATCATATTTAAAATGGCATTGAATCTCATGCCGGTGCCCTTGCGCTTTGCCGAGACGGGATCAACAAAGCTGTTGACGTGAGCGATCCTGGCCTGAACACTCGGTTGACGCGTAATCGATGCAAAAATTCTATCAATATCTTTTCGTGATTGACTGTTGGGATCGCCCCACGCTTCATTGGGCATGAGCTTTGGAATGGGAATAGACATGCTGAAGCGTTCTGCTTCGTTGAGAAGGGGAGTTGGGGTAGAACTATCTATCACCTCACCCCCTATCGTCTCATAAACTCTCTCCACCATTTCTAATAGCGAAGAAAGATCAACAGTGTTTTTCTTTTCTTTTTCTTTACCATATTCTATTTCTAAAACATCACTTAATCCATCAGACATTTTTTAACTCCTTATACAATCTCGTCCGCAATTCCATATTCCACGGCTTCCTCTGCTGATAAATAGATATTAACCTTTTGCTCCAGCATTTTTTTAAGTTGGGATTTGGTCATTTTTGTTTCCTCTATTAAACGGTTTATGTACATTGCCTGTAAATCTTGAATAGCTTCCATTTCATTAACTAAGTTGTGGAGAGAGCCGTGGTTGCCAGCTACCACCGAATGGAGCATGACACGACAGTTTTTTCCAATTTTACGCTTACCGTGTGTTCCACCGGCGAGGAGGAGCACACCAGCCGACATCACCTTTCCCATCCCAATGGTGCTGATGTCTGTGGTTCCTTGGATTTGCTTCATCATGTCATACAAAGCAAACATGTCATCGGCATTACCTCCATATGTAGAAATATAAAAGTCGATGTCTTTCCGTTTAGTTTGGTCTTCAATAAGTTTGTTTTGTTCATTCATATACAAAAGAGACAAAATAACCTCTGCTACTTTTTCTTCAACAACATCCGCGAATAGCCCCACTAGTCGCAATTCAGGCTCAGCGTTCTGATCGGCTCCTCCTTGGACGAGGAGAATCTTTTTACCATCATCCCCTTCTATGAGTTTGTTCACTTTTTCTTTAATACGATCAATCATCTTAATCCTCCGTAATAAATTTTATTAAATCATCTCGATTAGTCTCTAAAAATTTCATCGCACTATCCCAGTCATGAAACTTAACCAAGTGGTCAAAGAATCCCCCGTGCGCATCAACAATCTTTTGAATGGCGCGCTTTTTATATAACGTCAGTTCATCGGTGAATTGACGCTGAAAAGCTTGAAGGTTTTGCTCACTAGCTTTGCTTTCTTTAAGAACATTTAAGCGATACTGGCGGGAATATTGAAAATTTTCTAAAGCTTTCACAGTAATAAATAGTGCGATTAATTGAGTGACATGGATTAATTGCATACTTTTTCGCGCACTGCTCAGAAAATAGAACGTTTTACAGGTTATGTAACCAAACACAAAAACCAAACAATAAAGCCACACGCTATGATCCATATCACTTCCCATCCTTAAAAACAAATAACCACTGGGGGTCCAGTGGTTATTATAACTCTTTACAAACTAAAAGTCAATTACTATTTGTGAGTAAGTCGTTGAAAAATCCTCTCAGTGAGGGCATCAATCATTTCGGCCTTTTTATTTTCTTTAACTAGGCGTGACGCAACACGCTTGGCTACCGCATTTACTAGATCTTCTTTGGTCTCGTATAGATCGCGATTTCCAGGCATCTCTTCTACTTCTTCTTCAGCTTCGATGTCCATACCGGCAGGCTCGCCTAAATCTTCTTCAGCCGATACATCTAATTCTTCTTCACCCCCTTCGAGGTCTACCTCTTCTTCGGCGCCAAGTTCGCCCATTTCAATACTAACTTCTTCTCCGGTCGCGTCTTCAAGCGCGCCGGCAAATGCACTCATAAAGTCATCGAGAGAAATTTGCAGCCCATCGCCGCCCATGTCCATGCCCATGTCATCTTCTACTTCGGCGTCCATGGATAACTCATCTTCGACTGGCTCGTCTGGAGCCATTTCAACTTCGGCATCCATTTCGATCTCTTCGTCTCCAAGCTCCATTGGCTGCTCTTGGAGGCTTAAGCCTTCTACTCTGCTGTTGCCAACGGCGCCCATATTGGCTAATTTCATAAAACGACGAATCTCTGATTCAGTCAAAAGTTTCTTACGAGCCATTATAATTCTCCTTTAAATAAAAACTCACCTGTAATTAGTGGCGTCATCCCATAAATACCTTAAAAATTTAAACCATTCTGTATACAATGCTTTTTTAACTTTTTCAAAGCTTCTGTTTCTATCTGTTTTACTCTCGCAAAAGAAACATGCAGACGATCTGCAACCTCACGCAAAGTGAGCCTCCCATTCTCATAAACAGAAATCAAAGAACAATTATATTCGGGCGAATAATCAATCCAAAGACGACATTCTTGCTGGGGACATTTAATTGCGTGGCGACGGCACAGCCGCGAACATTCTAATAAGCCATCACGTTGTTTCATAAGTCTGGAAATTCCTCTTCTAATAAATCAAATATGTTATCCACCTCTCCCTCTGTCAGCGCAAAATCTCGTAATTTTTGGCGACCCTTTTTTTGAAGCTTGTCGGACTTTGTTAACTTAGCCTTTGATTTGGCTGCAATCTCATTAGTATATTCTAAAATTCGCTCATCATCTTCAATCAATCCTGTAATGATGTGCCGAAAAAAGGTGGCTTGCGTCAATCTCAAATATTTAAGCTTTAAAATAAGCTGTGCGTGACGATAATCGTTTTCAGTAAAAACAATACGTTTTGTTAAATTGCCGTAATCGATGCTCGTGCTCATGTCCATTGCCGGTTCAAAATATGTGTATGACTTTCACTCAACCCAGAAGGGGTTTGATGCACAAATCGGGCTCGAGCTTGTAACTCTTTTAGATTGCGCGCGCCGGTGTAAGAAAACCCAGAACGAATTCCTCTTTCTAATTCTTCGAGGATGTGCTTCACGGGTCCACGATATGGTACGCGCGCGGCCACTCCTTCGAACGAGCTATAGTGTCCATGCCAATCTACTTGTGCCTCTTTACTTGCCATTCCTCGGTAAGATTTCCATCGGGTACCGTCTATGTCCTGGAGGATTTTTCCTGGCGTCTCCTCGGTACCAGAGAGCAGTGAGCCACACATTACAGCATCGGCGCCGGCTGCCAATGCCTTAACCATGTCGCCAGCATTGCGGATGCCTCCGTCAGCTATAATCTTAATGTCTCGGTCTGTCTTGGCACAGTTTATAATCGTCTGTAATCCCGGAATTCCGTGTCCAGTTTGAATTCTAGTGGAACAAATAGATCCGCCACCTATATTGCAGCGCGCAGAGTGGGCGCCCCAGTCGGCTAAATCATTGATGCCTTCTAAAGTGGCCACGTTGCCTGCCATGATATGAATGTTATCGTCTAAGCGGCTTCGAAGGACCTTAAGTGCGTTCTTCATCAAAATATGATGACCGTGAGCTACGTCCACACAAATGATACTTACTCCGGAGAGTGCTAAATCAGTGGCACGCTCTTCAAAGTCTCCTGTGACGCCAACGGCTCCCCCCACCACCGCTTCCGATGGAAGCGCATCGAGGTGCCGGCACTGCTCTTCAATCGACATATAGCGATGAATGATGGCTGTCGCGCGATGTGCGTCCATCGCCCCAGCCATGCGGGAGTCCGAGATGGTATCCATCGGGGAAGCGATGATGGGCAGCAGCAGATATGCGTTTTGCCCTAAGTCGGAAGAAATGTCGATTTCTTGTCGCGAAGTAATATCTGAGTATTGGGGCGACAAGAGAACGTCGTCATAGGAAAGCCCACGTTCCACTATTCTTCATCCTGTGAAGCTTGTGCTGCAGCTTTCGCTTCCTTGGCTTTAGCAGCCTCTTGACTGCGGCGAAAAGTAGGTGATCGAACTTCTAAGTCATCGCCCGAGATGCCTCCTTCTTCCGGGGGTCTATCGCCCCGTCGTGTGACGCCGTCCATCCCTCGAGTGGGATCGGGAGCAACAGGAGGAGCAGCACGGGGCGCAAATCGCGGTCCAAAGTATTGCTGCAAAGTTATCATTACATTCTCATTTTCAGCTAATGCTTTGCCGTGTTTGGCAATCTCTTCTACCCACTCTGTGTGATCGGGGACAGCGCTGGGATTTGTAAGCAATAGTTCAAGAGTAGCATATGCTTCTAGTGCTTTCCCTCGTAGCTGCAAAATGGCAGCCTCATATAAATTTTTTGACATCTTATTTCTCCTTTTCAATAAATGATTTGATATCTTTCACATTATACCATGTCTTCTTGTTGTTTTTCCCCTTGGGGGGATCGGGCATTACTCTAATGCGGGGGGACCTTTTTCCCAACTTCATTACACAAATGGTGGGAATTCCATGAAATCCCAAAATTCGTTCTACGTCTCCATAGTCCATAACATTAAAAGCAAAAAAATGTACATCTGGATAGTGCGTTGCTATATCTTCATATGGCTCTTGCAGCGCATGACAATAGTGACAATTATTAGAATAAAACTTCACCACAATAGTAGCTTTGTCTTCTTTAATTTTGCCACCTAAAATTTGCTGCAGCGCACGTTTAGATAGTCTTTCAATCGGCATTCTTTTTTCCTTGAGCGCGTTCCTTGCGGCGTGTTACGGCGGCGCCCTCTTCTATTAAAGCTGCGAGGCGCGCGCGCTCTTTAGTGGCGCCCACTCCTTCACCAAGGCGCTCATCTAGCACCTTAAGCTGTTGAGTGTGGGTGCGAGAGGTGCGACACTCAGCCATTTCTTGCGCTTGTTCCCGCAACTCTTGGCGCCTGGCGCGCCCTCTATTAATCCGTCTCGTGCTCATCTATCACCTCCTCGGCTTTCTGAATACATGTAGGACAGAAGAGTCTCACCATCTTCTCGCGTATTACTACCTTCCAAGAGAATACCATACTTTTATCTTGTTTGTCAAATGGGTTTTCGCATGCAGTGCATTTATCTGGAAGCTGGTTAAAAAGGAAAATTTTATCCGAGAGTTTTACTTCGGCATCATCCAACCCTTGCTTCTTAAGCGCTCGTCGTTGTTCACGATTCATTAAATTACTCCAATCTTAGGAAAATCTATATAAACATTTCGTGCGCTATTATGAAACACTACTACTGCTGACGGGAAAGGAGCACTATTTTCTCCGTTTCCAAACTTTAGGCGCCCCTTAACAAAATATAACTCATGAGCTTTTAGCACATAATCGTGCCAATATCGCGTATCAGTTCGCGCAGGAATCAATGCCACAACAGTGGTGTTCTCCTTACGTGATTCTTCGTAAGCTTTTTTGATCCAGTCCTTAATTCCTCGACCATAAGGGGGATTCATAAATACAACGTTTCCTCCCCAATCTTGTTCAAGACCGTTGTCGTCCTCGGTATAGTGGTTTGCTACTTTATAGTTGGACTGGTTTGAACATGGGTCCAACGTAAAAGGCCCAAATTTGTCTGACAATTTGTCAAAGAAATGTTGAGGAGTACCCCACTCTTTTGATTTCGAACTGAACATTACTTGTTGTGTACTTTTATCCATCTGTGCTCCCTAGCGCTCCTGCGCCTCTATCGCTAATTGTAATTGGTTCATCATATAATCGATCATTCGCCGCTTCAGCAGGGCGAAAGTGTACTACCGGAATCATTACCAGTTGAGCAATCTTGTCTCCTGGTTGAATCACTTGTAACTGCTTTCCGATATTATGGAGATTAATAAACACCTCCCCATCATATCCTGAATCCACAACGCATGCCCCCACAATGAGGCTGCGCTTTGCTGCTACACTTGAACGGTTCTTGACTTCTATCATGTAACCGTGTGGAACACCAAAGCGCAGCCCGGTGGGGATTACTTTGCCCTCTCCCGGTCGGATCGGCATTGTTTCTGCCGGCTCCATGGGAGAATAATATACATCCAACCCTGCATCCGAAGGATGTCCTCGCGTGGGCGGGTGCGCGTCCGGACGGACTGGGACATATTCTACAATCATTCTTCTACTTCTCCGGTCAACATCTTAAAGTTATCAACCACCTCGTCAATGTTATATTTACCCTTATATAAGCGGTAAGCTTTGACTGCTGCTCGAATCTCGTCTGTATTCAGCCAGCCATTCTCGCGGAATTCCTTACGTAGATCTCTCTTTTGATCCTTATAGGGTTCCATGCACTCTTCAATTGCGTCTAGTGAACGGATGTATTCCTTCACATAACGCTTCTTTTCTTCGTATGTATTGGCCATTAAGCCCTCCTTACATTATTAATATAACAAATTCTCTTTTAAATGTCAATCACTTTCTATAGATTTAATTGAAAAACATGGTTAAGAAAATCACGAATCAAATTATCTTTGCATTCGTCATCTTCGCAATCGGCAAATCTGTAATTATAGGTGTTTGTCTCTTTTCCTATGCGCCCAATTGTTGTCTTTAGTTCTCTTTTCATCCATCGTGTTTGTTGTTTATAATTTTTGGGAAGCGGAATGTTATATTTTTCAGCGCACTCCAAAAGCACAAAATACCACCGCTCATCTAGGGCTTCTTTTGCTTTCTTAAACATTGCAAGTTTTTCTTCCCTTTCTTCTTTAGATAAGTTTTGACTAACGAGTTTGTCCGGATGCAGCTTTAAAGCAATCTTTTTAAACAGCTTAGAAAATATCTCATGAACCTCATCTTCCTCTTCATCTTCCTCTTTTGGTTTTATCTTAATGTTTTCACCAGGCATGTCGTTATCCTCGGAGACACCTTCGTAAGGGGCTATTCCTGTTGACCCGCTGTAGTGAGAGGAGGCATCAAACGTGTCATCCAAAGTAGTTCCGTAGAGTTCCTCCAAGTGCTCCGCATGCTTCCGATTAAGCTCATCTAAATCAATATGGTGTCTCTTACAAAACTCCTCATAATACGACTGAAAGTCTGTTGCTCCTGTGCTGGCAATTTCTTTAATTAAGTCTAATTCGTCATAGGTATAGCGCAACTCATTGAGAAGCTTCTTCCATTTAAGTTTGTCAGTGACTGCCACACTATAATTATCTATTTAAAGTCAAATTCAATTCTAGCTGAGATCTTTAATTCGGGAATGTGTCCGTGATTAGCCAGCTTGTGTTTGCGCGCTGCATCAAATTCTAAAAACCAATCGGCATGACCTTTTTCATGAATGATATCTAAGAAATAATCTTTGTGGTGTCCACAGTTTTCCGCCATCATAGTATAAAGCTTTTGATTCAGGCGCTCGGTCTCAGCCGCGTCAGCTTTAATCTCTTCCACCTTGCCAAAGCCCATCGAACTTACATCATGAATCATGAGGGTGGCATCCGGATCCATATAGCGATGACCTTCTGCTCCAAAACTAAACAGCACTGCGCCACACGACATAGCTTTCCCCTGGACAATCGTGGCCACTGGCAGCGTCGAGTGTTTGATATCTGAAATCATCGACATCAGACTGTACACCTGTCCACCGTAACTATCTATAATTACTGGAACAATCGGTTGTCCTGTATTGTGCGCCTTGTTCATTTTGGTGCAAAACTCATTTGCTGCAGCTTCGTCAAACTTCTTGACTCTGATGATAACCGGCAGGTCATCGACTAACTCTTTCTCTTTAAGGAGTGGACTAAAATATTTTATTACTTTCATTGTTTATCCCAATATCTTAAACGTCTTACCAATGGCGTATGTGGAGAATCCCCACTGTTCATCATATTTCAGGCGCGCCATGTAAGGTCTGTTTAAGTAAATACGATCCTTCTCAGGTTTTACACCCCAACATCTAATCTTTGTCTGTTGATTGTTGCTATCGATCACTTCCACAATCCAATAAAGCTTCCCGTTCTTGGTCTTTCTCTCGACAATTTTACGAGGAATAAACCAACACACCAAAAGTTCACGATCAAATTCAGAAATTGGAGGAACTCCTCTCGATTGTAAGTGTTCTATGGTTTCTAAGCTAATAACCAAGTTAATAGGAAATACCCCAGTCAAATCAGTTTTAAACTGAATGATTTCTTCTTCCGAGAAATCTCCTTCTGGCTTAAACGTTTCGATGTTTTCGGCCAATTTCTTCAAACTCTTCGGTCGATCTACGATACATGCAGACCAAAAGTGCTTCCGACCTGTGAACCGATCATCAACAATGTGGTCGAGGGCTCCGCCGCGACACAAGGCGTCTAATGATTTCTTATTCAGTTTGCCGTACACAACTTCTTCACGAAACAAAAGATCTTCCGCATTTGTAAACGGACGGTTATTAAGAATCTGCTCAATGGCAGCCATCCCCAATCCCTTAATAGAGGTGAGCGGCTGAATGAGAGTCTTGCCGTCTTCGCTAATCTCCCACACCGTTCCCGACTTGTTGATATCTAAGGGAGCAATCTTAAATCCAAACTGCTTAGCGATGTTAATAGCCTTTTCCTTTCTACTCTCAGGCTCTTTATCAAGAAACGCTGCCATCCACTCGACAGGATAATAGTTCCAGAGCCAAGCGCACTGGAATGAAATAATACTATAACTGACAGCATGCGACTTGTTGAAACCATAGCCCGAGAAGTACTCGAACTTGTCCCATAGCGATTGGGCTGCGTCCTTATCTATACCCTTGTCAAGACACCCATTAATGAATTTTGTATGCAACTTTTGTTTGACGCTTCCTTTGCCGGTGCCCTTCTTAGTGAGCACCTTACGAAGCATGTTGCCTTCATCTAAGGTCAAGCCTCCAAGCTTGTGAGCGAGAAGTGCAATTTGTTCCTGGAAAATAAGGAAGCCGTATGTTTCCTCTGTAATTTCTCGTGCCTCGTCAGAGAGGTATGAAATATACTGAGGGTGGCTCTTGGCTTCTACATAGTCTGCGTCCACTCCTGCGGAGAGAGGACCGGGTCTAAAGATAGACGTAACGGCCGACACATCAATGATGTTTTCCGGCTTTCCTCTCACGCAAAAGCTTTGTGCTCCGGTTTCCGTAAACTGGAATATACCAGCCCAGCGTCCAGCATGAAACACTTTCTTGTAAACCTCTTGATCGTTCATGTCTATAACGTCTGGATGTAAGTTCTTGGCGTAATAGTCTTTTACTTGCTCGAAGGTGGGATCCTCCACGCCATGATGACGGCGCAAGATATGTTCAATACATCCCTCCATCATCTTCAGCGTTGATAGCCCCAACAAATCAAACTTAATGAATCCCATCGGTTCAAGGTGTCGAACGTTCTGTCCTTCCGACCAGGGAGTCTGTCGCACTCCACCCGAGTTAATCAAAGGCATGCTTCTATCTAGGTTCTCGGCAATCACCACACCACCAGCGTGGCGAGAGCATGAGCGTACCTGTCCAACCAAACCCTCAACGTGAGCTTTGACTGCTGGGTGTGTTGCTAGATATACCTGGAGGGAAGGTGAGAATTCCATCACCTCTTCCCACGTCGGTGCATACACACCAGCTTTAATACCGTGCTTCTTCTTAGCAATCGGTGTCGCTTCGCGGATCATGACACCAGTCACAGTGTTCGCTTCGATGAAGGGAATACCATACAGTTTTGAAATGTCCTTAATGAGCGAGCGAAGCTGCAGCGTGTTCCAATTGGAAATTGGGGCTACTGTGTCCTCTCCCCACATCTCTACAAGTTTCTCCTTCAAAAGCATACTATCAGAGACATCATAATCAATGTCTGGATAGTCGGTTGCATCTGAACGCAAGAAGCGAGAGAATAGGAGTCCGTGTTTGATAGGATCAACCTGCGTAATACCGAGGGCATATGCCACAAGAGAACCAGCGGCTGACCCTCGACCTGGACCTGCTAGCATCATGCTAGTGGCCACATCAGCGATTGCCTTCATAGTCAAGAAATACTTAGAGAATCCTCGATCACCAATAATGTCTAGCTCGCGCTCAAGACGCTCAATGTAGGCTTGATTGGTGTGTAGTCCTCTTTCTCTCAAACCTTCGAGAGAAAAGTTGGTTAAAGCTTCTGTATCCGTGAACCCAGCGGGTACCACAAACGACGGAAGCCGTACCGTGTTGTCGGGGAAGAAGGTGTCGATTCGCTCGTGCGCGATTGTGTAGGTTTCCTCGATAGAATTAAGCACAATATCATCATCGTAATCATAGTCTTTAGCATACTCCTTATAAGATTCCCACATTTGATCGCCGTTCTTTGGATACAATTCATATCCAATTTCTTCGACGCCGTCGGGTAAATCGCTATCTTCTGCCCAAGAGGGTGTGCCTTTACCAAGCCAACCAAGACGCTTGTAAAGTTCTCGGTCCTTCCAAGCGTCAGGGTTGGGGTAATGGCTATCGGCTGTAGAAATCAGTCCAACGCCAAACTCTTTGGCCACTGTAATAATATGTTGATTCAGCGCGTGCTGTTCTGGGATATTGTTCCATTGTAATTCGGCATACCAACGATCACCAAAGATATCGACCATTTGGCGGGTAGTTTCGCGCATTGCTTCCAGCACTGCTTCGTCACCTTCCTCTCTGTTTTCCCAATAATTTCCTGCATATACGCCCCCCAAACATGCGGAAGTGGCAATGATACCTTCGCCATACTTTTTTAAGAGTGCGTAATCTACGCGAGGATAACGGTAATAGTTTTCAGGCTGGTAAGATTCTGAGATTAGTTTAAAGAGGTTGTTTAGCCCCGTTTGGTTCTGTACTAGTAGTACAAGATGGCGCCTTCTACGGAGTAGATCTTGCACCTTTTTGCTATCCCCTTCGTCCTCTACTGTGGCGCCCGATTGTTCTTCTTTTTTGATAGAGCGTGCCTTCTTTTTGTCTTCCATGGCGCGAGTGTACTCTTCCCGCCAATCTTTCAAGGAAGGCAAAAAATAAGCTTCGCACCCAAAGATAGGCTTAAAAGCTTTACCTTCTTCTTGCATCTTCTTAGCATGCAAGACTTGATATGCTAGTCCATTCATGTTGCCATGATCAGTTAACGCCAATGCATCGCTTCCATTCTCATAAGCGAAGTCCATGTGCGCGTTCGGATAGCCAATAGCATCAAACAATGAGCCTGCCACGCTATGCGCATGCAAGCCAACAAATTTAATCGTAGTTTTTTTATGGTTCATTCTTCATCCTTTATAAGACATATTTTAGCATGTCGGTGGGGTCCTGTCAAGTCTTTATAAGGTTTAGTAATAATATTATCTGATCCTAAAAAAGCTTTATAATTTTTCCACTCTGAAAGATCATGAAACCATTCTAATTCTAAATGCTCACAGTCCGTCACATCAACTTTATCAAACACTGTGGCAAAATCAAAACTTCTAGCTGACCATCTTTGCTCTAATGGTAACTTTTGGGAAGGAAACTTTTCTCCTTCGAGCGGTGGTAAATACTCCCGACTCGTTAGTTTGTTTACATTTCGCCTGCATTGTATAAAATCCTTTCCTCTCATGGTGAAAGACAGCGGTAGGTTGTCTTTTACTGTTTTATTGTAATAGGTAGTAAAAAAATTGGAATTTTTATTGGCAATTTTTTTGCGGTGATCGCGCAATGAATAAACATCATAAGCTGCCAGAGGGAAGGAAATAAAATATTTTTCTGGCACGAGCCATTTAGATATTCGGTTTCCCACCCACCATGCCGAATTTACGCCATGCAAAACAGACCAACCATAAGAATCGCGCCGGCTACGATCACGCACATCTATAGGCACATAATAAATAGGTATTTCCTTTCGCACTTCTTTATAAAATCTAGTCATGGTCCGATTATAATACACCGGATCGTATACCCATTCCCCTACAGTCTTGCGTACAATAGGAGCTAAGTCAGCGTTGGCCACAATCCAAATGGTATCGCAACCTGCCATGGCACATTCAAAAACCGACTTTTGAATGGCTGTAAAACCAGCGTTGAGCGGCAACATACACACGGGCACCTCCCCATCGTAATCTGTTTCCAAATTAGCGAGAGGGATAATGCCGGCAACGTGTACAGTTCCACTCACAAAGTTCTCAGAAGTCGATGGTTACCCAGATAAAGCGACTGGCAATCTCTGAGTAGATCTTCTTCTTTAACTTTTGGAATCTCAATTGGGCTCTTTGTCTCATGGGCACTCTCCTTTTTAAACGTTTGTTGCGCCTTTTGCTTTCGGCGGCTGAGATGTGTTGTTCTAAATTTATAATGTTTTGGTTTTCCATTGGGTCCATATCCATTGAATTTTCCTTTCATTCCTCTCTTCTCCATTTCATGAATCATTTTAAAACGGGCCATGGTTTCGGAATAGTCAAAGTCTAAAAGTTGTTGGTCAGTTAAGTGTGATACCACACAAGCATCCTTAACAGCAGTATTGCCATCAATTCTGTCGGAAGGATAAAACCATATTTGCTTAACGAAAGCATCGTCAGTTTCAATGTAGTCAATGTTATGCTTCCCTCCTCGATTAAATGATATCCAATCATAACATATGTATGTGGGGTTGTCAACCTTTTTATAGTTTAAAAGTTTATGACAATTATTGTCACCAAAATAATAACAATGATTAAATTCCACCGTTCCTATCTTTGAATATTCATTAGACAAAATGAGATTTTCTCCAGTATATCTCATCGACTTGCATAGGTTTGCTGCAGGTACTTTTCCGCAATAAGAAAGGAGAAACATTAATCTCTCCCATAAAAGCTCTTTTGGGATCCCTACCTTTTTATCTTCGCCAAAAGTTTTTAAACGACTTTCAACATTCTCGAGACACAGAGAAGATAAGTCCTGGTTGGGGTTCAAATAATCAAAACGAAAAGGGCGTTGCGCTTCAGAAAAGAAAACTGGCAATTCATTATTAAAAGCGAACATCAAAGCTTCAAGCGAACTACCAATCACTATCTTATCGTACTTAAGTATTACTTATCACCTCTACCACTGTTGTTCCTGGGTGGGGGTTGACAACAATTTTCTCGCCACTACGCAGACATATCCACATGCCCTCCCAACGTTCAAGGACCAAGACAGGGTCAGACCAACCCTCATCGTCCAGCCTGGGAGAGACAATGTCCCAATTAATTGCTACACCGGAATCATTATATTCGTGATTAGTGTGAACCCAGTCATCTCGGTATCTTATTAGATCTCCAACTTTCATTCGTCTTCTTGAATCTCATCAATCAACTGTTGAATATCCAGGCCTGCGCAATCAATCTTTCTTTTGCTACAGTGGTAGTGACTCACAATACCAGCAAACTTACCATATACTACTTCTTGTACATAACGTGTTTCTGTCTTGTCAAATTGATTAAGAGGGGTTTTAAACTCTACTTTGGTGGCCGCTTCAATAGCCTTCCATAAGGCTTGGGCTGCCTCAATCTGAGCAGGGTAGAAATCTAAAAATGGCTCGAGCTTGTCACCATGCACCCATGCATCTGTTTTCAAAGGTCGTTCCCCGTGCCCATTCCTCTTATACCAATCTTGATATTTAAGATAATAAGCATTAGTAATTTCAACCCCCACAGAAGCACGGTTCACGCGGCTCGTTCCGGCGTGCCATGCAGCATGTTGCATATCCATAGTCTGATAAATAGTGCCATCATTATCGATTAAAAAATGTACAGAGATTCCCCTTTTGTTAAGAACCTCTTGACAAGTGCGAGAATTTAAGCACACATCCCAATGATTTACAAACAATCGAATACTACGTTGAGGTCTTCCTGAATAGTTGTAGTAATTTCCAGCCTTAGTGGCTATTCCTTCTGACTCGGACCACAAGACTACTTTCTCCCATTCAATGGGAATAAAGTTGCCGTTATATACTAAATGGTTTGAGTATTGAGGTTCTTTCTCTTTAGCCTCATCAATAGTGCACTGTCTTTCAGTCCAAATACGCCCAAAAGTCATGGGTCCGCAGAGCCCGTCGGCCAATAGTCCACGAATACGTTGCCATTTTTTAATAGCTCTAACTAATTTTTCATCAAAATATTTCTCGCCAAACCATGACGGCTCCCATCCCAATCGTGTTGATGACGACTGGTTATAAAAGTCTTTGTCCATTATTGTGGTTCCTTTCTATAAGATGCCTACAACATAATTATCGAGAATTACAGTAAACCTCTCTTTCTGGATAATAATTTCTTCTATCATGCTTTGATTAACTATAATTTGGCCGCCCTCTATAAGAGTCTCCGCAAACCGTACGTCTGAAGCCCACCCCTTCACGATTCCCACAGCATACATCTCTTGTGTAGGCGCATAATCTTGCGGCAGCACTACTCCCGAGGCTAATTCGGCAGGAGCATCCGGCGGCATTTCCACATGAATATATCGATTAAGTGGCTTAAACATCTCCTACCTCGCACTTAATAATTTTCTTGTGTGTTTGGTATTCTTCTTTTGTTAGGAAGATTTCTTCTCGACACTCGCATTTTTTACAATACATGGATATATGAACGTTGTCGCCAGCCGTAGCACGAATTTTACCACTAGGGCTCCAATAGCATTCGTCCACGTTCCTCCTTTTGCATATTGCTTTCATTCTTTTTTCATTCAACAAATAATTAAAATTCACATTTACCTCTCGTTTTAAAATGTCACTTCGCATGCTTCGCCATCACAAAATTTTGTTCCGGTGCCTTGCTCTTCCACAACAAGCCTTTGAATAGGGCGAATAGATTTAATTAGTTCTTCGTATTTTTCTTTAGTAATCGATTCATATGGAGCCTGTTTATAGCCAGTTTCTTCATGCTTCAAAAAAGAAACAGCCTTAAGGCGCGTCTCATACATCTCCAAGGCATCTTTAATCTGAGGGGCTTCCTCAGGCTTGAAGGTAACTGTTACCGAAACTGAATTATCAGCCCAGTAATATTGATATTGGGCAGCAATTTCCAACTGTTCCCACATGGTAGCATTTCGCTTGCCTTTCTTAAAATAAGGCTCATGAACCGGGAACTCCACCACAGCCGTATTGGGAGAGTACTCGTCGTCTTCTATGTAATAGCCCGCCTTACGCAAGGGCTCGAGCATTTCTGAATACTTTGAGAACCGAATGCGACGAATATAATATTCATCCTCGGGAAAATGAATACCAGGCGTGGAACCATTCAATAGAGATACCGTTCCCGAAGGCTTAATAGACGTCGTTCTAATCGATTTAGGGATGCAGAGCCAATTGGAATATTCTTCGTCAAGCTCCTTAATGTATTCATAAGCCTCGTTGCACCATTTATATATCTCGCGACGACCATGCTTGTTAAAAGCTTGGATTACTCCAGACTGTGACAACCCAATACGACGGTTTTTAAGCATCTTAGCATTTGTTTCAGGCCAATGAGTGTTAGATAGGGTAATCGTTTTTCCATACAAGTAGGCAATCTTAAGAGTACGCAAGTAATCCTCAAAATCATCATGTTTTGCTGGGAACGTCTCCACTAGGCAGCACAACTCTGCATCCTCGAGTTGTTGTTCTACACAGGGATTAAATCCAGCTATATTAATGTCATCAAGCCGCTCGCCATCCTTAAAGCGTCCACGGCGGCGAGCATTCTCCAGCCAAATGTATCCTGGTTCGCCGTTCTGTTGGCTTTGCTTAGCGTGCCATGTATAATCCATTCCTACCACGGCATTAAAAGAATTGTTAGAGCCCCATCGATGATGATAAAGCTTTTCTTGATCGTTCTTCATTTGAAGGTAATACATATCATCGTGCTTTCCCATCGCCAAAGCAGCAGAGCGCCTAACGTTGCCGGCTACTACACAACGCCCAATAAGATTCTCTGTATCTACAATGTCCACAGACGTGATGATTTCTCCAATCTTAGGAGTATAAAGTTCTGTCAAAGAGTGGTGCAATTCTTTTAGAGGCTCGGAACCACTCGACGTTCCGCCGAAGCCTCTAATGGGGGCGCCCAACGGTCGAATTGCAGAATAGTCAAATCTGGGAATTTTTTGGCCGAAAAAAAATCCGTCCAACAGCATATGAACCGAATTTACCCACCCTTCCCTGGAGTCATCAATCACATGTACGTCATTAGTATATTGGGGCTCTTCGATGGTAATAGCTCCAGCCCCTTCGGTGTCAAACCCTACTCCAATGCCCACCATTAGTGCGTCCATCATCCATGCAAAAAGATAGCCCCCCTTAGTGGGGATGTCACGAGTAGATCTAAAAGCACAATTAAACAACCCTGCAGCAGTCCGCTCTTCAACAAATTTGGTCCCCATCATCCACAGTCCGCGGCCCGGAGGCGTCCACTTCAAATTAAACAAGCGATCATAAGCGTCCTTTGCGGTTGCTTGTGCTTTGGCATCGTTCCACTCGAGCCCTAGTAAGACTACGTGTTCCTTTTGCATGTTAAACATGCCTTCAATTACTCGGCGGCAAGTTTGCCACCACTCTTCAGTGCCGGTGGCGCCCGGTTCGAATTCACTCAACCTACGAGCATATGTCCGCTTAAACGTAACATATCCTAACGGTCCCCATGGAATCTCAGCTACTTTATATGGTTCAACAAAAGTATCCGATAATCTAAATCTGCGAATGTTGTTTAAAGTTCTCATATGTTTATATCCCTCTTTTTATCCTTCTTAAGTTTTTCATATTTCTGTTGCAATAAGTCTCTCTGCATCGACGCGTCCAGAGTAACGGGGTTTAATGGCACCTTGCCTCCCGGCATGTGGGGATTGTTCTTAGGCAATATTCTAATCTTTACATTAGAGGTGTCCATCAGAATGGGAAAAACAATACCATCGGGTCCGTTTCTATTTTTCGCTATAAAAATCTTTCCTAAATTCTTCTGTTTATCTTCAATGGTTCTTGATACAGAGAAGATGAAATCTGCAACAAAGCATTTGTTAAAGGCTTCGGAGATTTGTTCCATCGTGATCACTTCGGCATTGAGTCCTGACCGGTTAGTTTGCGAGGCTGTCCAGATAGGACACTGAAACTCGGTCGAAAGAGAACGCAACTCTTCGTAAATGGATTCCAATTCATTCCTCTTTTCCTTGCGCACTGTCACTGGCTTAAGTAAGTCGCCGTAGTCTACAATGATCACACCAGGCTTAACGCCTCGCTTTACCAACTGAGAGAGGTGAGCCCGAATAGTATTAGTAGACGCAGACTTCGTAGGGTATTCTTTAATAATCAGCGAGCCTTCTAGTTCTTTAACTTCTTCATATACTTCTTCTTTAAAATTAATAATATCAGATAAAGGATATCCTGTCAAACAACTATCATAACGATTTGCAATTACGGTATCTTGAAGCTCTAAAGTATAATGGATAACTGTCTTTCCTTCTTGGAGCGCATTCACTCCTAAGTGTACCAGGACCATAGACTTGCCGGCGCCAGTTGGCGCAATCACCACTCCCAATTCGCTCTTACCAAGCCCTCCTCCAAAAATATTATCAACCTCGTTCCACCCAGTTGTAACAGGACAACGGTGCTTGGGTGCAAAGCGCTTTTCAAAGTCGGCCAAGTAATCATAACCAAAATTGTTTTCGGATCCTAGTTTGAGTGCGTCATTTATGGTTCTAGAAATCTCATCAAACGAACAGTTCTGTAGAAGATTCACAGACTTAAGCATTGCCTCTTTAAGGTTCTGCTTACGACAAAAATCAATTGACTGTTCCTTGATATACTCGACATCTGTTAACTCACGCTGGTGAATACGCGCAAAGTATTCGCGCACCTGCTTTTGAATTACTGCGTCTTCATCTTCTAGATCTGTGCGCAGTATTGTCATGACTGCTTCGACCGAGGGGTGCTTATTGTACCTGGCGCGATAAGCTATAATCTTGTGTACAAATACCCTGAGATATTGCAATTCTAAGAAATTGATATCTAAAACTTCTGTAATTTGATCTGCAAATGGACGATCTTCAAAAATTAATTGTACTAAGCCTTCTTGAAAAGCTTTTCCATAACGCCCAAAGTTAATATTTTCGGCAGTTGCCAGCATTGGTTCCCCTTTGTAATATGTTGTGTCACTAATAACGATAGCGCTAAACAGCTTCGTCTTTTTTCTTCATGTTGCAGTTATAGTTGATGCGATTCAAGGCAGTTCGAAGATCTTCCCAGTTTAACTCTCCGAAGCCATCCTCTCTCATCATGCGTATAATTTCTGTCTTATTAAATGTACATTCAAAGTTTTCAATAGCCTCTTTCACAACCATTTTAGATTGAAAAGACATCTGAGGAACGTACAGTTGCATCATTGTATAATTATGTTCAACAACCTCCTTTCCCTCCACAATATTGGAAAAGAATTTAAGTTTACTGTTTGTTTTTTTGCAGAAATCTATAACCTCTTGAATTGTATAAGCTTTCTCGGCCGATAAAAAATTGAGCCTTTTTGCAACCGTCGCAAAGCCGGCGCCCTTGATCCCCGGAAGGTTATCCGAGGGATCGCCAATGATGGCGCGCGCTAGTGCCATGTTGGTGGGGTGCACTCCCATTTGTTCCACAATGCGCTGTTTGTTTAGGACCTCTTTCTTGGTAGGTCGATATAACACCGTCTCTTCGTCGCATAACTGCATAAAGTCCTTGTCATTGGAGACAATAATTTTTTGCCATCCTTTATAGTATTCCATCTGGGTGAGATAAGCAATCACATCGTCAGCTTCAATCTCTGGGATGATCGTTTGCACAATGGGCATTTCATTAAGGTACTCCATCACTCTCACCTGTTGCCAAGTTTTGTTTTCTACTACTTCGTCCTCTGAAAGGTTATGGAAAGCACGGTTTAAGCGCAAAGGTTTGCGACCGTCCTTATAGTTTTTGTCCATAATCTTTCGCCTCTTTGAGCCATTAGGTCCGTCCCAAATCACTGCGATTTCGTCTGGATTTGTTTCTCGCACTAGCTTCTGTAGGATTTTCATAAACCCTTTGATTCCTCCAATGGGTTGTCCATTAGAGGAGAGGCTCGGATCTACAATATAAGCTCTCAAGTATGCGTTCAACGCGTCAATAATCAACACTCTTTTCATTCGTTATCTCCAGTATCATTACAAATTATGTGGCCATTCTCATCAAGGGGAGGCAAAATTTCGTGAGCAGTGTCGCCGGGACACCAACAATTCAAACCACCAGGACATTTATCATTTCTCAATTCCAATCCCGGATCACATGCACACAACCACATCACTAACATAATCACAGTCTATAGCTCCCGACTTCATCGTCATCAATAGTGTACACCACACGTTTCACGCCTACATATTTCAACGCCGCATGACACATGGAGCAAGGCTTGCTCAATCTATATTGGTCATCAGTTTTTCCTACGCGAGCCACATACACAGTGGCTCCCGACGTAATCGAGCGATCAAGCCCTAGAATAACTCCCAATTCTGCATGTACTGTTGTTCTTCCTGCGTGATCTTTTTGAAATCTCTTCCCAAAAGAACAAAAGTTGTCCTTATTGTATGTGGTGTTTCTAATGGAGTTGCCCTTGACAAGAACAGCGCCATGGCGGTAGTGAGGAAAATCGGATTGGAGTGCCACCTTCTTGGCGACGTCCATGTACCGCTTTACCTTCCCGGTATAAGTATGAAAGCGCTCTGGTGCTATAGTATTATATTCTGTGCACGGCACTGTCACAAAAACCTCCCAGTTAGTTATATTATAACCAAGTGGGAGGCTTAAGTCAAGCGCTAATTTGTTTTTTTAGAGGTGAACATCAACCTCCCAATGTCCACGTACCCAGAAACCAGCGAGGAAATGTCCTTTCCTCCACACCCATACAATGCCATCATGATCGGCATAATATTTATGACCATTGTGCCGGTAAGGCTTAGGTTTTGGCCTTGGTGCTGGGCGCACATGATGGTGCTTCGGGGGTGGGGGTGGCGTTGCGCGCCGGTGCTTGTGGTGTGCATCTGCAGTTTGCATACCTGCTAAAAACATTAGCATAAACAAATTTGTCATCTTACTTCACTCCTTAATTTAGTCTTTAAGAGGGATAGTCAAATCTTCAGGCTCTGAATAAAATGCTTCCGCATTTCCTTCGCGACGATGAAACTTTTGAACAATCTCCTCATCCATTAGACGTATGACATGTCCTTTAAATTCAATGTCAGATGTAATTAGTTCAGACCATTTAGAAGGTTGAAACTTTTTGGTGTAACCATCCGGCATTGTTAAGGTATACCAAGCACCTGCGCTTGTCAAACAATCGGATCCCTTAATGGCATCAAACCAACTCTCTTCATCTCGAATCCCAACCTCTTCGGTGCCCCACAGAATGCGGAAAGCACATGAACGTCCTTGAGTTCCAAAGCGAGACTTCTCCAGCTTACACTTAACTTCGGAACCAATACGAAAGCCCTTTTCATCTTCAATGAAGGAAGACTTAGCCTTGCGTCCGGTGAGCCAAATGCGCAGAGAATATGAATAGTGCATAGCCTTGCCGCCAGGTGTAGTGTAGGGCGTTGTCATTGCAACGATTCGTGCGTTGGGTCCTTGGGGAATGTTTGTCTTCAACTGGTTGAGGACAATCAATGTAGCCTGCATGTCAGCAATGGGGATGACAAGCTTTGACATTCCTTTTGCAAGGATGCGCGCCTTCACTGCCATCGATGATTGCGGATTGAAGTCGCCCTCTACGTCTGAGACAGAAGGCGTAAATGCCAGGGAGTCCCAAATAAAAACCAGTTGATCTTCGGCCGCTCCCAGCAACTCTTCGATTGTCTCTAAGACAAACTCGACAGAAGCTGCCTGGATGTACATTAAACGGTCTAGGTCGCACCCTGTACGCTCTAGAAAACTTGGGTCAATGGCTGACTCGGAGTCAAAATATATTACAAGCTTGCCCTGTTTCTGAGCGTTTGCAGCGATTTGTGCTGCCATGTATGACTTGCCTGTAGATTCCAAGCCTGCAATTTCTGTGACCTTTCCTACAGGAATTCCGCCCATTTCTCCTTTGCGCACAATGGAGTCAAGCCATCGTGAGCCAGTAGGAATCCACTCCTTGACTGCTGTAGGATTATCTCCTGTTAAATTATGCGCAACGTTGCGTCCCGCCTTCTTGTTGACGAGCTTCATTAGGTCTTGGATTGCTACGCGTCCTGCTTTTGCGGATGCTTGTGCTTTTCTTGCCATTAACTTCTCCTTTTGGTTTTAAAAGTTGTGTGTGTTCTGCACAGTAATCGTGCTTGAGATTGCATGTTTTAGATCGGCAAGGATTCTCGGTGTAGTATCCACCACAATCGATGTGTCCTAGGACTTCGTTCCATTTAGTATGCATTCTAATGTAGTTCCTTTATTATAATAGCATAAGCGAGACTCAATGTCACGTACTTTTTTAAGAATCTTTTAGGGAGATTCAGCTACAATATCCTCAATAGCTCCAGGGGGCGCGCCAAGAGCCTTTTCTATAGAGCGGTAATATTTATCAGCATTAAATCCTACACG